AGCCAGTCTTGATGCGAACGGATCTGGCACGTCCAGCACGTTCAAGGTGGTCCTTGTCCAATGGAAGCATCTCTGCCTCCCACCACGGGAGAAACGCGGGGATCTCCTCGGAAGGAGATATCGACAAGAACCACTTCATCAGGGCTCCATAAGAATCCAGCTTGGAAACTGGTTTCTTAGGAACAATCTTCACGCCCCTTACCAAAGGACGGTGAAGATTAGCGTCATGGCTGATCTCTTGATTAAAGAGATCATAGGCTGTACCATGGCGCCCCAGGAGAGGAGATGTCGGCTCAACGTAGGGGAAAGGAATAATCCTTCCAATAACCTCGTCAAGCCATGCGGAAGTTCTATACCAACCAGCTCCGAAAAGCTGATTACGTAGAGAAACCGCTGACACCAACTCTCGAACGTGCCGTCGGTTAACAGGGAGAAGATAACGTAGACGTACAACTTTAACAGGTTGTCCATCGTAGAAATCCTCTCCACAAGATTCTCGGAACTTTCCGTTCCAATAACTCTTGTTCCCATTAACAACGAAGCCGAAGGCTTCTAGGGCCTGCATCACCGATTGCACATAGTCTACAGGGACGATAATATCGTCTCCGTAGACGCGCACCTTACCGATCATGGATCTAACATCATGATCAGTAATGCGTCTGCCGAGGGCCTGTTCTATCCCGTAGAAGACAACCGTCACAAAGACGATCGACTCCATGGGAAAGCACAGAGCAGAACCCATCGACGCGAACTTGGCTAAGCGTTTAACGCCATAGCCAGGTACATCAGCCTTCCGGCTCCTAGTAGCATCGAGGGCTTTATTAAGCCAACGATGCTTGCCTACCAGGAGCCGTACATGCTGATTGGATACCCTGTCCGAAGCCTCACTCAAATCGAGTGTGGCGAGGTCCCCAGTGATGGAGCCCTCTCTCGCGAGCCATTGATTTGGTTCTTGAGATACGAACTGCATGAACTCCCTTGTTTGGTAAAAACGAGGGATCTCCTGCATCATCATCGCGAGAACGGCCTGCTGCATATATTGCACAGCAGTAGGTTCAATAGCGATGATTCGGGGACTATCCAGCGTCTTAGGGACGGAAATAACCCTTACAGGTATTTCATCCCTAGGTTCGAGGATCTGTACGTCGTCCAGCCATTGAAGCTGGACAGGAGAGGAAGGATTGGGTATGAGGTATTCCCAGTGTGGGAACATCTCTTCCAACCTTCCAGTCCACCGCCGAAGTACATACTTCGCGTTGCCGCGAAGCTTATCAGCGGTGGCTCCAGGGCCATGTTTCGGAGAGAGCATCTCGTGGTACAGACGATTGTCTATACTGGAGAAGAACTCACTCCAAAGAAGGTTTCCTATTCTCTGGAAATCTTCGACCCGCCGCTCTTCAGAGAAGAGCAGTGAGTCTGCCCGGCGTACATCCTTCTCACTCTCGATCCACTTGACATACGCAGCTTTAACCCTGTTAGGGGAAAGCTGGATCTTCTCTAAACCAGGAGAAGAATCAGGCTTAATCTTTGCCCACATCAGCGTAAGCTGACGTATGCATCGAATAGCCTCGATGTCAGGTGAATCGATCAGCAGTCCGCACTTAGGATCGAACACACGGGAAAGCAAACCTCCAAACAATTGGGGGAGAGCTCCGCGTCGCTGGAAACCAGCGAATGCGGTGTTCCCGACGAAACCCTCGTCAAGAGACTTTGTGAAGTCCTTGCCGAATTTCGCCAGGGATATCGTCAGAAACGATATCCCCTCGTGCTCGATCCGACTCGTGATCGTTTTGAGATCACGAGTGGTGCTAGTGCCGCATCGCATGCTGGTTTCTTCCAGCATGCACCGTAGGAGCGCGATCAGGCTTTTCATGGATCCCCAATCTAAACATTAGGTGGTCCATCCTCAGCATGATCGTTCCCGGAGAGAGCTCTGTCAGCTCTCACCACCCAGAAGTTGGGTGACCCGTGCTCCCGTGGACGCCGTGAGATACGCGACAAGCGCATCCACGACGGCCTTCTCTTCCGTCACTGAATATCCGTTCACCGGAACATCAGCCACCAGAGTAACACTCATGGAAGGCTTGATGTTCTGGGACGGGTTCAGCGGATCGGCAGAGATCTTGGAAGCACTCAGTTTCAGAGCACGACGGTTTCGGCGCCCGTAGGCGTGCGAAATCGTCATCTGGTAAAGACCGTCAGACGTAAAAGTCCCTGACGCTTCGCCAGACCCAGTTCGCGGAA